ACCAGCGATGGAAATATTACTCCCGAGAGTCACATCCGAAGAGATGTGTGCATTTCCTGTGACTTGTAAATCGGCTGCAGGTACTGCCGTTTTTACACCAATCTTTCCACTAGAAATTAAACTCGTATCTGTACCCGTGAATTGAATAGTATTTGATGTTGTGTTACCATTATCTGTTACAGCTTGTAAAGTTGTCAAAAGACCCGTAAGGGTGCTACCATCACCATAGAACTGAGCTGCATAAACATTACCAGCTACACCTAGACCACCGGCTATTTTGGCCGCACCCGTAGTCGTTGAAGTGGAAGCTGTTGTGTCGGTAACATTTAGACTATCCACCTCGGTATCCTCAAAATTGGCATTTTTAGCGTGTATATTCTTAGAAACACCTAAACCACCAACAATTTGCATCGCACCTGTAGTCATAGATGAAGCATCTGTTGCACCCCAAACCTTGGTAATACCCCCAACATTCAAGTTTTCTTGGGTGCTTATACCACCCGCGACCTTGAGAGCACCCGTGGTTGCTGAAGTAGATGTAGTGCTATTTGTAATATCCGCTACACCGTCCACTTCAATACCCGCATCATTCAGTAATTTGAAATTTGTGGATGTGAGACGAGCGCGAATACTTTGCGAACCAGCCTTAATTGTTGCAAATTCGAGTAGACCATCTTCCGTGCCATTAGACGCATCTCCTATTTTACCAGTTATTTTTGCGTAATTTTTCTCTGTGTTTGTGTCATTTTTACCCTTGAATTTAACCTGACCTAAATAGTTCGCATCCGCGCCAGTTATGTCCCTAAATAAATTAACTTCTGGACCGGCCGCACTTCCGGAGGTTGTATCGGTAATCGATACGTCACCACCTACATTTAAGTTTTCTCGAGTACTTATACCACCCGCAACCCTGAGAGCACCGGTGGTCACAGAAGTGGATGTAGTGGTATCAGTAATATTGACACTATCAGCCTCTACATCTTCTAAATTGGCGTGTGTAGCGTGAATATCACCCGCAACACCTAAACCACCACCGAGTATTAAAGCACCACTTGTTTTAGAAGTGGAGGTATCGGTAGACGATACATAAGCATTACCAGTAACGTGAAGATTCGCATCAGGGAATTTGGTCTCGACCCCGACACTGTGTGTCGTCGTGTCCACATGCAAAGTGTCTGTATCCACAGTTAAATTAGACGACACGTAGACGTTACCAACAACATGAAGATTCGCATCAGGTGAATTTGTTTCAATACCTACCGAATTTGTTCCAGAATCAACATAAAGTGTATCTGTATCGACTACAAAGTTTGTACCTACCGTGAGGTCATTTGATATGTACGTATTACCCGACACATGAAGATTAGCTTGAGGGTTCTTGGTCTCGACTCCGACACTATGTGTCGTCGTATCCACGTGGAGTGTATCCGTATCCACAGTTAAATTGGCACTCACATATGTATTACCTACGACGTGAAGATTAGCTTGTGGTGTTTTCGTCTCAACACCTACCGAATTAGTCGCAGAGTCGACATGGAAAGTATCTGTATCGACGGTGAGATCTTCAGAAATATATGTATTTCCCATAACTTGTAACGTTGCGTCGGGGAAATTCGTCTCAATACCCACAAAATGTTTCACCGTATCTACATGTAAAGTATTGTTGTCGACAGTGAGATTTGAAGATATATACGTATTTCCGACTACGTGGAGATTAGCATCCGGTGTCGCCGTCCCGACTCCAACTGAGTCGTTCACTGAATCAACAAAAAGTGTATCTGTGTCTACAGTGAAATTATTTGAAACGTGAACATTATTATGTATTGTGTTACCGTATGTGAATTCCTTTGAAACTGCGTTATACATCAAAATATTTGAATTGTTAACATTTCGTACAGGGTTTACAAAGAGTGCATTTTGTGTGGTGGTATTATTGAAACCCCCACTATCTGTACCACCGTTGATGATAACAGATCCAGCAGCTTGACCCGTTGGGTATCCCGCGTAATACCCTATAGCTATAGCACCCTCACCTTGATTAAACTTACCCGCACCATCACCAATAGCGATGGATTTCTGACCCTGATTTTGGCTACCAGCATCTTTACCTAAAGCGATTGAATTATCTGCTTGATCTTGACCACCGGCGTTTTCACCGATGGCGATAGAATACGCAGCTTGATTTTGAAAAGCTGCTTTCTTACCCACGGCTATAGAATTAAAACCTTGATTGGTTTCACCGGATCTTTCACCAATGGCTATGGAAGACTCTGCTTGTGTGACACTACCCGCTTGATAACCAATCGCTACAGAGTTGGATTGTTGGTGTTCATAACCAGCTCTGTACCCCAAAGAAATGAGATGCGCATTTGAACTTGAATGAAGAGTTGTACCTGTATCTGTACCTATGAGTAAACGATCATGCCCAGAATTATCAACGCGTCGAGTAGCGGCTATAGTTCCATTTACGTCGAGTTCTTTTGTCGGAAAAAGTTGTTTTATACCAACTCGATTTGTGACCGCATCAACGTGTAATGTATTTGTATCGATGGTAAGATTAGAACTCACGTACGCATTTCCAACGACGTGTAATTCGGCATCCGGTGAGTCGGTTTTTACACCTATCTTGCTATCAATTAAAGTATTTCCACCTACACTCAAAACCCCAGAAATATCTGTATTTCCAATAACATTCAAAATATTTGAACCGAATTCGTCCACGAAAAGATTCGAACCCACGTCTAAAGTGTGTATGGGGGATGTATTTATGATACCAACATTTGATTGTGTAAACAGTTGACCGTACACGTGTACGTTTATATCTTCACTCGTGAGAGGGGTAATGGTATGACCCGACGCACTCGAAGTTGTGTACCCGATAGCAAATTCTTTTGAATTTTCTCGAAACCCAACCCCAACATTTGAACCGGGGCGATTTAAAAGAAGACCGAGATCTAAAGTTGAATCACTCCCGGTATTATCTTTTCCCAATTCTATGAGAGCATCCGTTATGGTCGTGTTATTGGAATGTAAAGTTGTGACGAGACCATTAAACGTTGCGTCTCCATCAACCACCAAATTATTTTGGATATATGTACTTCCCAGAACCCGAAGTGTGTCCGTCTCAGATTGATTTACGAAAACTTTGGAACCCACGGAAAGTGTATCCACCGGTGCAGCGTTTGCAATACCCACATTTGAAAGGGTTGTAAAACCTGTCGCGGTATTATTAAATGAAACTGTATTTGATGTCACGTTTCCGTTCTTTACAGCTGCCTCGAGAGTGAAATTAAGAATATCCTCCGCGATAGCATCGGAGTCCATAATTTCCTTAGTCGCTCGATTATACGCCAATACAGTTATATTTCTATCTGAAAGATCTGTTCTTAAACGCAGGGGTGTCATGTAGATAGAATTTTCAAATGCAGCATCGATTTCAATGTTACTCGCATTGAACACGACTGTGTTTTCTGCCTGGTCGTTGGTACAATTTTTACCGAACCTGATCTTGGTGGACCGCTCCACCGTCGGCAAGTTCTTGACCATTTAATATACAATGGCATTTTTAATTTGCGTAAAGCAATGCTGCCATCCCATTTTCAACTCGTAATATATTGTAGTTTACTGCATATATAGGGTCAAGGATATCCATCGATTCGCTCATAATCTTCGCTGAAGTGATACGACTGAAATTCAATGAACCAGTGGGCTGGTGTGAACTTGTAGATAAGCAAAATGGATACAAGAAGAAATCTGGGGATGCCACAAAGTTTGTGTGATAATAATGCATCACATCGATAAAATGTGGTTTACCCCATTTATAATTACTTAAATCAACCCCGTTTATATTTAGTTTCACTTTGTTTGTCGCTGAAGTGAGTGCGCTATCAGTTGTTGTATTGGACGAGGCCAGGTACTTCACTGGATGATTAAACGTAAGTTCTTGAACGGTCGTTCCAGAAGCGACATTCTTTTGAACTTGTGTTATCAACATATCGTGTTTACGTGAAATAATCTGACCACGTTCTTCGTTATCTAAATAAATATAATTTGCGAAAGCTTCAATATTTTTATTAGTAGCAGCAGAACCCCAATAGATGCGAAGCTCCACGTTATGATAGTTTAAAGCTACGAGTGGCAAAGAAGATTGTGGTGACTCACAAAAAAAGAAACGAAGAGGATAAAAGAATGAGCGTGCAGAAATACCCGGGTGGGTACCTTGCGCACTCTTAGAAACGTTTTGGGCGAACGTATCGACGGCAACATTCTCGGTGAACACAGCATCTTGGGTGTCTATAACAGAACCACCGATCAAAAGTTCAACCTTCTCGACAATATGGTCCCATCTTTGGGTGTCGAGAGCCTCTGTATTGTTATCCATCGTGAAATATACATAATTGAGAAGATCACCCGATCTCTCGAACTGAACACTGGACATAGAATTGTTTTTCACCGCTCCGTGGATTGTTTGTTTTTCAACGGATTGTGAAAAATTAGCATGGCGTTTGAATGTTGAACTGAAGAAAGATATTTGAGGATCACCCACGATAAATTTATCCTGGGCTCCTATAGCGATCAATTGAACAACACCGGCAGACATGGTAATACTAATTTAAGGGGAGAAAAATTACAGGTTGGGTTTTCTACAAACGAAACGAATGACCAAAAAGTTATTTTCGGCGGGGTTTGGGGGAGTCACGAGATTTGCGTCCTGATCTCGTATATTTACAGTAAATCTATCGATAGAACGAATTGGGTTTACGTATTGTGTTGCAACGGGGTAGTCATCTTTAAAACTGATTATACCTGTATCATCGGCAGTGACGAGACTGGCGAATGAGTTACGAAGAATGCTCAAAGATGATTGACCTGTGAGAACATTGGAGGCCCTGTCAGAGAAAATAGAGTCAAGTTCGCTTATAGATATGTAACAGTGTTCGGTGGCTGTAGTCGTATTGATTCGCGCACCTACAAGTCTAGCCTGAACCACATTCTTCAGGGGTTGCTGAAGATGACAAGTAAAAGTATTTGCATTACCCTGACCCACACTATCAATAGTGATGGTGTGATATTCATAATTAAGGTCGGGAATCATTTCCGTTGGCGATGTAATCAGGGCCATATTTATAAATAGCTTAGATTAAAGATCCACCGATTCCGTCCGCGATCTCATAACCAGCGTGGGCACCGACTAATTCCTGTGCACCACAGAGACCACCTGGAGTGAGACCAACCGAGTAAGGGCTATCCTTTTTACCCCCACCGGCAACACATTCAACATCGGACTTGAGGTCAAAAAGAGACTCCTCACTGACGGGTGTAATAGTAATTGGCCTGGGTTGGTACTTAGAGCTTCGTACATTCATGAAACCAAGAATGGTGATGAGAATTATCAACACGGTCATCGCCACGAGAGCGTTACGATCGGCACGGTTGAGATTGAGTTTGAACATTTATAATAGACATATATAATTTTTGAAGTGCGTTAAAGACATTTTCTTAGTTTCTACATAGAGAGTAGATGGACGAAGAAATCGTACTCGACAGGGGTCAAACGAATGTGATGAAATTAGATGCTGATGAGCAGGCACTCATGGATGAGATTCAAATTTCCGCTCCTCGACCGAAGCCAGTACCCAGACCCACTACACGACCAATGCAAAGACCTGGAACTTCCCAACATCAAGAAGCCATGGATGCTTTTGTGAATCCCAACAAACAGAGTGTTCCAATTCAGAATAGGGAAGATGAAGAGATTGATTATGGTGAAGACGAACCGATGATGTTCGATGATGAACCCATGGGGCCAGGGCCGGGTGAACAGGCGGAACAACCTTCCAAGGGGTATACATCAATTGATGAGGAAAAGGCGGATCTTGTTAATAAACTCGGACGGTTAGAAAAGAAGGGGTTCGCTGTGAACAAACGACTGAATGCATACTCTGGGATTGATGAACTCAGATCGGAGGTTAAGCGTATCACGTATAGCATAGATGTAGAACAATCTGTACGGTTTTCGAGGCGTATGCTCATAGCCTGTGTAACAGGGCTTGAGTTTCTTAACAAGAGATACAATCCCTTTGAGATTCAACTCGAGGGTTGGTCTGAATCGGTAATGGAGAACGTGGATGACTACGATTCAGTGTTCGAAGAGCTATATGTTAAATATAGGTCTAAGGTGAACGTCGCACCAGAGGTCAAGCTGATTATGATGCTCGGTGGATCCGCTATGATGTTCCATCTTACCAATTCTATGTTCAAATCGGTAATGCCAAATATGAATGATGTCATTAAGCAAAACCCGGACCTCGTTAAGAATATGATGTCGGCGGTACAGAATACCACGCGCGCACCCGGGGGTCCCTCTGATGACGCACCCGTAGGAGGTACAGGGCAATACGAAATGCAGGGACCGGGTATGGACATTTCGAATTTGATGGGTAATATCATGATGCCCCCACCACCACCTATGAACACCACCATGGGACAATCAAATTCGATTGAACCCATCATGGAAGATGAGGATGATCTCTCTGATATCATTTCCGTATCAGGAGATTCTACAGGTGGTGAAGTCAAAGAAGTTAATGTTGGTGGAGCCAAACCCAAAAGAACTCGTCGAAAGAAGAAGACCGAAATTAATCTCTAAATATATATAAATGATAGCGTATTGTCCGCTTGAGGAGCTCGAGCCTCCCGTTCGACAGCAAGAAGTTGTCGCCGAGGCCAAGGCCGAACCTGCAAAGTCTCAGGTCGGTCGTGAAGAAACTGAAATGAATTACGTCATCATGGCTTTCATTGTTGGTGTAGTCGCACTAGCCATCTCTGATTCCATCAGGGCATAAATGTTGAATCTACCGCGGGGTACTCCCTCGTAGTAAATTTAATATCCAAATTTCTTATTCAAGGTATTACCTGGAGATGGATGATCTGGACCGACCAATTGCTCACCGCTGAAGGTATCAGCCGAACCATCCGGGTTATTTGTAATCACCGATAGTAATTTAGCGCCTTGAGATGTTATAACTTCGACAAAAAGGTCATAATAATACGTACGCCCCGATGTTTGTTCGGGTGCAAAGAGAATACCATTTTTACCGAGTGTTACTGTTGGATTCCAGGGGTTCAAATTACCACCACCGAAAAGACTTTTACTACCCATCGTTATATTTTCGGATGGTGTACTACCGTCGTGTGTACCACCCTGTACCTCGAGTACCATAGTACTCATGTCATGAACAGTAGCCTGAGGTCCACTTGCTCTTAACATAGCAACAATCTTAGCATAAAAGGAATTATTATTGAATTGTAACTGTACATCCTGACTTTGCAGGTTCGTACGTGTAAAGGTTATTGAATACCGTTTGCATGCGACCTCATTCGAGTTGGAAATAAATCCACCACCGACCTCAAGGGCTGTAGTGGCGTCAGAACCACCGAGGTCCACAGCGACTTGGTTACCTAAATCAATTTTACCATCAATTTGAAGGTCACCAACAATTTCTGTATCGCTATTCACGATAAAACTTCTAACTGGGTCTACAAACACATTACCAGTGTGGTCACCATAGATATTGGACACTCCACCGGTCGTCTTGAACTCGAGAATGGCGTTACTCGTCGCATGTTCTAAACGAGCCGTACCGTTATACACCGTGAAGTGCTCACTTGGATTTACTGTACCCACACCCACATTCGATGTGTGTATGATGTGTATACCATCACCTTCGGCACCATTGTTCACAGCACCTATCACCGTACCATGTACGGAATGGGTGGAATCACTAAAACCCCTCACGTAACCACCGTAATTATCATTCGTGTTTAGCGTTAATCCAACCTTGTTATTTGTACCTGGATTTTGGAGTTTGAGTATATCTATATCACCAGTCGCATTGGAATAAATGTGAACATTTGATTCGGGTGAATTTGTACCGAAACCCACGAGACCTTCGTTTGTAAATCGTGCATATTCCGTACTTGTACCTGACACCTTTTGTCGGAAAACTAAAGGTGCATTTCCAATAGATTCTATTAAATTTACTGGACCAACCGCAGCTGTAAAAATATCTAAAGCACCAAACTTCAACGACTGATCCTGTGCGAACTCGAGACCACCACCGACATAAAATCGAGTAGCACTACTTACGTCTAATTCACCTTGGTCATCTAAAGGTAAAGCTCCTATAACGACTACACCTGAAGGAGTTATAGTCATCGCACGTGATACCACCGAACCATCACCGTTTAAAGCGGATTGAATTTGGTTAGTAGATAAAGATGGTAAAGTTGTGTTATAGGTCTGGAAAAGATGTTCGGCCGCTATTGACCGAATCCTATCTGGGGCGGCGGTACCTGTTCGATCATTACCCTTGAATATGACAAGTTCGGATTTACCAAGGCTATCGTATAGTCGTTCTGTGATGAACGTATTACCGAATTCGTCTGAAGATACACCAGTAAACGAAAGTTTATTACCTATGACAACATTACCACTGACTTCCAAAGAATCACGGGGTATATCGGTGCCTATTCCCATATTTCCGTTGGCACCATCTATGAATAATTGAACAGTTCCAGATTCATCGATTACATTTGGGTTTTTGGTAATTCTAAAATCTGCCACGCGTGTACCATTTCGAAGTGCACCCGCTAAACCCACGGAATATCCCACCGGGTTAGCAATAGATGACCCGGTATCTCCATCCGTCTGTGCAAACGAAGCGAATGCGTTTGAATTGAGACTACTCGTTCTCGCAGCCATAATCGCATCACCCGGAGTACCTTCAATATTATGAACGAGTAGACCGTTGGTGTTGAAATTTCCTATACCCGTTCCAAGAATTTCTAAATGGGCCGTAGGTGTGGTAGTACCAATCCCCACCCGCTTATTACTTCGCCATGTCATGACATGACTCTCTGTTTCATAATCATCACTCGCTAACGATAAATTCAACTGAGAACGCGAGGTTCCACTGGAAAGATCGTGCTTCCCCATTTTGAAAATACTTCTTACACCATCCCTACCAGAACCACCTTCACGAGCCAATTGAATTACGTTATTAAAATCCGAAATACCAACAATTGCAGTTGTATTGGATACTACTAAGGGTGTATCAAGATGACTCGTGGTTCCCCTATTAACAACTTGATCATTGATAAACACAGTTCCACCATTTGTATGTAAAAGACCAACTGGGGATGCGGTACCGACACCAACATTACTCGATTCTAATATGGTTAATTTCGGCGTTCCCATAGTATCCGTGGTACTCGCATAAAAACTAAGACCTTTACCACTTCCTACACGGTTTTCAATTCTTGTTTGGTCACCGTTCGTATCCGTAAAAGTTTTAAAATAGTTTGTATCACTTCCTATTATAGCTGCATTACTTCCGTTAAGTTTTAGATTTCCACCAAGAGTTAAGAGTTCGCTAGGTTCGGTATTGGATAAACCCACTTTGCCGTCTGAAGCTACCCGCATTCTTTCGGTGTTTCGAGTCTTAAATACCACAGTTTGACTATTCGCAGATGTTTTGGCACCCTTTATTTCAATCGCACTTATATTTGACGTCTGTGGACCACATCGTAAACTGACAGTATTCGCGGTTGAATCATCACCCGATATGTCACCATGAATAATAACATTCGCTGCAGACGAAATACCAGATTCACCCTCAACTTCGATGAAATCCTGAACCAAAATTGATTGTGTGATGAGACGACCAGTCGCTGTATTACCGAGAACTGTTATAAGATTGGCAGAATCTGAGTTGATAAATATCTTATCACCGATCGACAACATATTTGTTGAATTAGTATTCGCTATACCAGATGGGGTCGCACCAGTCGTTTGAATAGCATGCGATTCAATCTTTGATGCTACTACCATAGGTATAGCTGCATCGGCATCGAGAGTAATCAGACTACCCACGGTGAGCCCGTCATCACCAATTCTCAAACCCTCGAAGAAACCATATCCATTCGCATGTAGAACATTAGCCGATGATGATGCCACATCATTGATATATACATTAGAACCAATGGAAAGGGAAAATGCTGGTGAGGTATTTGCAATACCTACATTATTTTGTGTGTACACGTCACCAAATACATGGAGATTGACGGTGTTTGCCGAATCCATGGTAAAGTTTGCATCTTCGGGAGTACCGTACGTTCTAGAAAGTTTAAACTGGTCGTCGGCGTGTGTATACCCCAAGAATACATTACCAGTATCCGGGGCACCATCTCTCATGAGAACAGCCATATCGTATGTCCCATTGTTACCCTTACCCATTTGTATGACAGCGTTTGATACAACAAGATTGTCAACACTCGTGTACGATGGAATTTCGGTAATAGCTAAATTACCACTGATATCAACATTTCCAAATACCCGTAAAAATCCGTCACGAACAACGACATTACCATTTTCAAAAACGGCTACGTTGGAATCAGTACCCGCGGTAACACCTGTACCAACTGTCAATTGTTTAGTTATCGTAGAATTGGTAGACGCTGTGTTGCCATCAATTGTTAATACGTTAGAAGCTGTGGCATCAACCAAGAATTTATCGTTTGTCGTCTTGAAAGTATCGGTCGCGAATAGGTTCGTACTGACTACGTTACCACGTACGGTGACAAGATTTTGAACAGTTCTGTTGACTATTAAATCATTTGTACCAATTTGAAGATCGTTAATTGGGTTATCTGTGCCTATACCAACCTGGGTGGCAGTAAGACGATTTACATTTGTAGTACCAGCAAACTGAGTTGTGTCAGATGTAGACGTTAACTCACCGGTAATCTTCAAATTCGCTACTTGAATTTCATCTGCTGTGATCTCACCAGCATCAATACTCGCAAGTCCGGTTAAAATATCAGACTCTCTGGGTGTTGCATCTAGACTGGTTACAAAAATTTGACCAGCACGTACAAGCTTTCCCATTTATACATTAGTTGCCGAATAAAATTCCGGCTAAACCGTCCTTAATCCTGAGCACATTGTAATTTACGGCATACACATACACATCTTGATTTGATGGTCTTAATTCACCCTTTTCAACTCCACGGAGGATAAGTTTCGCGTTATCGAGACGACTAAAATTACATGAACCACTTGGATTGTAATCAGATGCGTTGAGACAGAAATGATACACAAAATAGCGTGTGTATACACCTGTATGACTATCTATATCAAATTCAGTTTGTCCGTAATTTGACTTGTAATAATTTTGTACTGTATGGAAATATGTTGGAGACATGTTTTCGAGGAATGAAATACCATTAATGAATAAATCTGCATTAATGAACGAGAAACGGTCACCCGCGAAATTTGAAGTAGAACATCCATATCCAAAAAAGAGAGACTTAACTGGATGATTAAATGACGAAATATCAAGTGCATTGTACCCACCTGATTGTGTTGTATTATCCGTAACACTTTCGAGGGGTAATTCTATTTTTTGTGTTTGTGTCACGACAAAATCTAGTGTTCGACTTATCAAGGATTCTCGTTCTTCTTTATCCAAGTACACGTAGTTACCGTAAAATTCAGCTTTCTTTTCATTTGCGTTGCAATTTGCGACGGCTGTTTCATCAAAATTAATTTTTATTTCAACCTGGTGATGTTGTAACGCTATCAAAGGTAAAAAGGCTTTATGATCACAGAAAAAGAAGTGTAACGGTACGAACGTCTGATTTGATGTTGAAGCTTTATTGTTGAGTTCCTGAGATTTGTTGTATGTGTCGGCTAAATAATTCGGCCATATCTCTGCGAAGTAATCATAGTGTTGAGAATCCACCTTTTGGCCACCCACATATAAATCAAGTGTAGAATTATGAAACAAATTGGATGCTATGTTGGCATTACTCGTATCACTCGATTCGAACCAGAGTCCGTTGATAACATCTCCCAAAACAGGGATCGTGACGGATGTGTCATTAGAGTGAACAGTTTTAATAAACTTTGGAGCTTGGGAAAAGTTTGTGTGCCTCGTGAATTTCATACGAAAGAACGAATGTCCCTCGTCACTCGTAAGATACACATCTTGAACTCCTTTAGAGACCAGCTGTATTAATGCACCCGACATTTAATAGATGGTCAGATTATAAAAACAGACACTTTCCCTGAGGGAATTCGTTCTTACTCTCTTCAACGTGATTTCCATGTATTTTGAAACCACCTTGGCGATATACTTTCATTCGTTTGTAATACATGGCTGTGAAGACTGACCACGGATCATGAACGTCATAAATATGTGGTTCATTCTTCTTTCCTTTCGTTTCTCTCATGATTCGTCCAATACTCTGTGTAATATCTGACTTGGGACTCGCTAAAATAACGGTATCGAGTGTTGGGATGTCGAGACCTTCATGGGCCTGACTGAAGGTTGCAAAAATAATCTTCTTCTTTGAAGATTCTAGAAGCTGGGCTTCTTTCATACCACCCATATAGAGTCCAGACGTCTTTGGAAAGCACTGGTGGAGAAATTCACAATGATGTCGTCTATCACTAAGAACGAGTAATTGTCTACTACCACCCGAAGCTTTTTTTACCAATTCCACTAACATCTTATTTCTATTGCGATCTTCGACGAGTTCTGTGATCATGTTAGGCATCGAAATCTTCCCATTTCGCATAGATGGAGGTGGGTTTCTATAATTTGGAGAATCAAACGTAACTGGGAATACTTCCACCTGTTCCTGATTTTTACGTTCTACGGCGAAAAAGGTAGGTCCCATGAACCAGTGAAGAACCTTTGTGAGACCATCTTTTCGTTCGGGTGTCGCCGAAAGACCGTAAATATGACGAGGACACAGTTTAAATAGAGACTGACTGAAAACCTTTGCACATATGTGGTGTGCCTCGTCTACTATGACAGTTCCTATACTTTCAAAATCTGAAAATGAATACTCTTTCAGTGAGAGGGACTGAAGCATAGCGATGACAAAATCACACTCAACTTCTTTTTTATTTTGTTGT